CTAGCAGCCTTAAGAGGGTCGCAGTCCATAGCCCAACTAAGTGACTTAGTTATCTGTGGTATTAGGTCGCAACAATCGGAGGATACATGTAATGAACTACAGCTAAAAGTATTAAAGAATCGCCATAGTGGTTGCTTGGGCAAAGCAGACAAGCTCGAGTATAACGAAACTACAGGCAGACTATCAGCACCCTTATCTAACTTTCAATGACTTTATTAATTGACGCAGACTACCTATGTTATAACTGTTGCTACGCAGTTGAGAATGACGATAGGTTCGATGACAACCTACACGTTCTTTACTCAAGACCCAGCTGGGCACTTGATTTAATAGAGACATACATCAAAGGTTATCGAGAAGTAACAGAAGATGAAGATGAAATAGTAATGTGCTTCTCTTCTTACCCAACATTCCGACATGAGTTGTATCAAGAATACAAAGCTAATCGCAAGAGTCGTAGAAAACCATTGGCCTTAAGGGCCGTTATGGATGCACTAACTAAAAGGTATAAGTGTGTAAGGTATGACCAGCTAGAAGGTGATGACGTACTTGGCATACTAGCTACAAGTAAAGAGTTCAATGACCCTATTATTGTTAGTCCAGATAAAGATATGAGAACTGTACCTTGCAAGTTACTGGCTGGTGATGATTTAGAACTTATAACAAAGAGACAAGCAGATAGAAACTGGATGATACAGGCACTTACTGGAGATAATACTGATAACTATAAAGGTATATCTGGAGTAGGTTCAGTAACGGCAAACAAAATATTAGGCGATACAAAAACATTAAGTGATATGTGGGATATAGTTGTTAAGGAATATGAAAAGAAATCAGGAGGATATAAGGAAGCGTTACTTACAGCCCGACTATCAAGGATACTACGAACAGGTGATTATAATATTCAGTCGAAGAAGATTAAATTATGGAAACCTTAGTCAATATCTAGTGGGTTCTTTTTCTTTTTAGGAAAACCAGCTTGCATATTTTTGTATGCCTCGGGAGATATAGTGCTATTCTTTTTGCTCCTACTTGTACCAGCCTTCTTTCTTTTATTGATGTTGTAATACAATCCTTTTCTAGCCATAAGAATACAGTAATATAAATATAAAGTAGCATTAAGTATGGCGATTGACGACTCATTTCCACCTATTGATGAACCATTAATAAGGCGTTTAAATGAAATGTATCCAGAACAATGCCCATCTTTAGACGCAAAGGACAGAGAAATCTGGTTTTATAGCGGACAAAGAAGCGTGGTAAAAATGCTCGAATCAGTTTACAATGAGCAAAACACTAACATCATCTAAGAGGTAGCTATGTGCGGAGGTAACAGAAGACCACCAGATCGTACAGATGAAATGCTTGCTGTTCAGCGAGAACAAATTGCTGAACAAAAAAGACAGTACGAAGAAACCCGAGCAGATAATCTAGCTCGTCAAGAAGAGCAGAAGAAAATAGCTACTGCCCCATCTGCCCCACCACCAGCAGCAACGGCTCAGGCTCCAGCTGCTGCACTCGAAATCCCAGGTGGTGACTTGGGTTTGGGCACAGCACAGAAGCAAAGAGGGTTCGGTAGAAAGAGATTAAGAACAGATTTATTGAAGGGTTCTGGCCTACAAATCCCTTAAGTTAAATGAACAATGAAGTTACCTTAACGAGTAACGTAGATAAAACTAACGCCTATAAATCTGACATGCAGCAGAAGAAAGGCGTTACTGTTGCATCTAAGTACGCTCAAAGCAAATCAACAAGAGCACCATATTGTGATCGAGCTCGTAAGAACGCCAAGGTTACATTGCCTTTGCTTTTTACTGACGAAACATATGGAGACAAGGGAAGCATACCTCAACCCCATCAATCAATGGGGGCTCGTGGAGTTACAAATATTGCCAACAAGCTCGGCATATCTCTTTTCCCTATTAACACAGGTTTCTTCAAGCTAGAAATAGATGACCTTGCAATGATAGTTTCACAGCAAGGCCCAGAAGTTAAGACACAATTAGATACAGCCTTAGTAAAAGTAGAACAGCAAGTTAATAACATGCTCGAGACTATGAGTTTCAGAGCCAGCATGAACGAAGCGTTTAAACAATTAATAGTTGCTGGCAATGTATTGCTGTATATCAATCCATCAGGCATAAGAGTTATACATCTGGAGAACTACACAGTAGAGCGTGACCCTATGGGGAATGTAGTTGAAATTATTATTGAAGAAGAAGTTAGTCCAAGTGTATTACCTCCAGACTTCTTACCTAAAGACTTACAAGATAAAGGTTATGACAACAATAAAAGTAAATCATTAAAGATATATACATGTGTGAAATATAAAGAAGGCAAGTGCATGTGGTATCAGGAAGTAAAAGGTAAGCCAGTACCAAACACTTATGGTATGTCACCAGCAGATTGCTCTCCTTTTATTCCTCTTCGCTGGAGTCAGATTGAAGGAGAACATTATGGTCGTTCTTATATTGAGCAATGGTATGGCGACCTTACTGCATTAGAAAATTTATATCAAAGCATCCTCGAGGCTAGTGCTATGCTCTCGAAGGTTTTATTTATGGTATCTCCATCTGGAAGTACAAGACCAAGGACTCTAGTTAATGCTGAGAACGGAGCAGTAATACAAGGTAACGCTGCTGACGTTACAGTCTTACAGGCCCAAGGTAAACTCAATGATTTATCTTTAGCTAACAATACTATTGATAGGATTGAGAATAGATTACAGTTTGCCTTCTTACTTAATAGTGCAGTACAAAGATCAGCTGAAAGAGTTACAGCTGAAGAGATAAGATATGCCAGCCAAGAGTTAGAGGCTAGTCTTGGAGGCTTGTACTCACAGCTAACTCAAGAACTACAGCTACCTCTAGTTAAGAGACTTATATTTATACTGCAAAAAACTAGAAAGATACCTGAGTTCCCGAAGGGAGAAGATGGAGAAACATTAATACATCCAAAGCCTATTACTGGTATGGAAGCTATAGGTAGAGGGGATGATAGAAACAAGTTAATGGAATTTATTGGAGCAGCAAGAGAGGCCCTTGGCCCAGATGTTTTAGTGCAGTATATAAATATGGAAGAAGCATTAAGAAGGTTAGCAGCAAGTAGTTCTATTGATACGACCAACCTAGTTAAGACTCCAGAACAATTACAGAAGGAAGCAGAAGATTTAGCTAACAGTCAGAAGACTATGCAAGAACAGGAAATGATGGGTAAGATGATACAAAGTCCAGCAGCTGCAAAGTTGGCTGACAATTTTACAAAACAAGGAGCACCTTATGGCCCCCAATTCCAAGAAGGAGGAGTTGACCCCGAAACAGGACAACCTATCACCCAAGATGGAGGAAACCTCCAACTTCCAAACCTCAATGAAAGTGGAATCCCAGCAGCCTGACCCTAACGCAAAGGTAAAAGAAATAGTTATCACACCAGAAATGGTTGAAAATCTTACAGGTAGAAACAGGAGGTAACTTATGCCAGACGAAATTACTATCACAGAACAACCTACTGGTTCAGTTGACGAACAGAATCAAGCAGCAGTTGAGAACTTAGAGCAAGCAGCTGCGGAGCTCCAGAAGGAAGGTAACTTACCTCAAGAGCAAGAGTTAATAGGTGGAGAGTTCGAGACTCAAGAAGATTTACTTGCAGCATATAACGAACTAAAAGCAGCAAGAGATCAAGAGACTCCAAGACCAATGGGAACTGCTCAAGAAATGTATGGCGAAGCAGTCGGTAACATTCTTGAACAAGCTAATGTTGATTACCTTTCCATGAATGAGTACTGGCAGCAGAAAGGTGAGATAACAGAGGCTCACTACAAAGAGTTAGAACAAGCTGGTATCCCAAGAAATATTGTTAACAATCATCTTGATGGATTAAGGCAAGATTATGCTGTAACCGAAAGAGAAATCTTTGCTATTAGAGATAGCTATGGTGCGGACAATTTTGCAAACATGCAAGAGTGGGCAGCTGCAAACTTAACAGATGCAGAGAAGAAAGCCTATTCATCTGGTATTAATTCTAAAAGTATAGAGCAAGTCAAATTAACTGTAGCTGGACTACATGCTAGGTATGTTGCAAGCGTAGGCAATGAGCCTGACTTGTTAGCTGGCAGACCTGTAGCTGGTGCAACAAATAAATTTGAAAGCATAGCTCAATTAGAAGAAGCTATGAATGACCCTCGCTACGCCAAAGACGAAGCGTACAGGTCAAAGGTTGAAGATAAACTAAGTCGTTCTAGTATTTTTTAACCATCCCAATTAACTAACTTCTTGGCTGCTGTCTGCTCGTCAGCAGTCATTTCTGTTAGTTTGACAGTATCGTTAGTCCAGTTAGTAGGGTCAAAGTTTTCTTCAGCAACGACTATCCCATATTTCAAATCAGTCGTATCATCCTTATATGGGTCAGTTAATTTCATCCAGTTATCATCCTTCTTATCATTGGCAACCTTCTCCATCATGCCTACTCCATTGGCTGCTGTCTTGCCAGTTAGTTCATGCTTAAACCATTTCGTAAATAATGATTTGTTTTCTAAGAAAGGTTTTCTGTGATTCATAGTACTATCCGTTTGTATCTAGTGTAGCCCAAGTTGGAGGAGTAGAGCTATAACCAGAATCATTATAGTTACCTCTTTGATACCAAGAGTTATCTCCACCTTGTAAGACGTTGCCATCCTTAGTCATAATAAACCAACCATTCTCTGTGCCATTACCAGTATGAGTAAAGCCACCAGCTAAGATTTGTGCTGGTTGATCTGGCCAATGAATAAAGTATGGAACCCAATGATCTTGGTATCTTATGTAGTGCTGATTATCATTTTCAGATGCCCTACTTGGAGTGTAGTTCCAATAGCCACAGATAAACATTGAGCCATGTTCATCTACTAAAACAACAGAGTTATATGTATTCTCTGGTGTACCTCTAGGAATAATCTCTACTATCTTTCCTATCTTCATTTTCTTCTCATTACTTCCACCATTTTGGAAACTAGACCAGTTACCTATAGCTTCATTTGGTCTGCTATAGTCTCCGCCATCTTCGTAATCTCCAAAGTCAGAGAACAGTATTTCTCCACCAAACCAGCCACTACCTTGTGCAGGGTCGTTAGTCTGATTATGTGGCTGTATGTTATGGCCAGCAATTCCATAATAGTTAGAACCTGTTGCGTATATCTTTTGACTTAATCCTGTAGTTCCGCCATCTGTAATAAGCCATAAAGTTGAATATCTATTATTAGTGCTTGCCATATAAATAACTTTTTGGTTATCGCTATTCCATAGGGTGCTGGAGTTAGTAAGTATTCTAGGCATACCATTACCACCAGAACCATTAGAGTCATATACACCTGTCTGCTGTCCATAGTCTCTGTAATAACCAGCGTAATAAACCTCACCATCTTCAGTAAGCCACCATGTTCTGCCTTCAGCATCGCCATCTTGGTTACATAAGATATGAATTATTTTCTTACCATTTAAAGGAGAACCATTAACTGCTGTTACTTCAGCAAAGTCACTTCTGGAGGATGTATTGTTTAGACCTAGCTGACCTTGATCTCCATAACCTGTTGACCAACACTTGCCTGATTCAGTAATAACTAAAGTGTGTGTATATCTATAACCGCTACAGATTACATACAATATTTTTTCATTATTGAATACACTCTTTGGTACTCTCTTTGCGTAGTAATTTCCGTTAGTAGTTCCATCCCCTAACTGTCCATATCCATTGTAACCCCAACTGTATAGATAGCCTTCAGTATCTACTGCATAAGTTGAACCATAATCGTAACTGCTAGTATCTTGAGTATGACCATGAGAAGTTACTAACTGTTTAATTTTTGGATAGTTTGTACCTTTTAATTCAGATGTACTTTCGTCATACCATTTCATAGGGCTTTGAGCAGGGCATCTATCCCTAGTGCCTCCATCACCCATTAATCCATATCCGTTGTATCCAGCAAACCAGACCATGCCATTTTCGTATAAGAAATATTTAATACTTCTATTGCCATGTACTTGCATAATTCTTGGGAATCTATGTCTGATGTTTCCGTTTGCATCTAACATCCCACAATCGTTACCATTTAAGTCTGTAAGTAAATGAGCATAGTCAGGATTACCAGCAAGTGCCTGTCTTAACTTATAGCCTTGTACTCTACTTCCAGCTGAAGGATACCATCTAGTTCCACTAGCACAATCCTGTCCGTCATATCCCATACCGCCACCATAGGTATAATCATAACTTCCGTTTTGCCACATATTACCACCGCCCATATATTCCCTCTGAGCTAAAAATCCATATTGCCTAAAGAAACCACCAAACCCTCCATAACCTAATCCTCGACCAGCTTTCTTCAAGTACTCTGGTAAAGGCTTAATAGACTCTGTATATGTATTGGTAAACATACAGGGGTAATTATTAAACTGAAGTATGTTAGATGTTCTTTCTCTATAGTTATCTTTAATTGAAGTTAAAACATTCTTTTCTGCAAAATCTCCACCTGTATATGTAGGTAAGAATGTTCTGTCAATAATCTGTAAAGGTAGTCCATCTGTACCGCCACTAAAGTCTTCTATTACTAGACTTGTTGCTACTGATTCTGGAACAGTAAAGGTAAAAAATCCACCAGCTGTAGTTGTGGTGTTTACTTGGCTTGGACTTACACCATCTGTAACTGCTCCTCCAATAGTGTATTGGTTATAAGCCGAATCATTTGTGTCTTTAATAGCGTAGTTTCTCTGAGCAGCAGTAGGAGAAAACTGGAATGTATAGCTTTTACCTTTAACAAGTTTTCTAGGTACTGGCCCACTATTAGTGACGTTAGTATAAATAGTTGGTAGATCGACATTGCCTGAGTAATTTCCATATCCACTACTTCCACCATGCCCTGAGTCAATAGTACTACCCATGGCAGCATGGGCCGTACAGTAATATCCAGTTACCATTTCTGCATAAGGAGGCATCTTAAGAGTTACAGTTGCACCAGCACTTCCTATACTTCCAGACCTTGTAACGTAACCACCATCTTGGTCGGATAGTTTTACTGTTCCAGTATGTATGCTAACGTCAAAGTCCATTTCATGTCCTACGTTAGAAGCGTCAGATACGTCAAAGACATAAACAGAGTTAGCTCTTAAATATAGATAAGGTGCTTCGACACCATCTAAATAAAATTTATTTCCACCTCCACTAGATGCAGCAGCCACAGTAACCACATAAGTTTTAGTTTCGTATGGAGGAAAATCTGTACCATGCAAAAGAGTAGCAGTAAAGCTATTACTTACGACTATTCTGCTATAAAACAGAACTGTATCATTTGGAATATCGTGGTTTGGTGCTTCCGCAACTCTTAAAACTTGGCCTTTAGTTCCGACAGGTAATCTAGTATTTGTTGCGTTATCTTTATCTCTTACTACTAAATCTCCAGATGTAGTTAAAACATTGTTAGCTGGTGCTGGTGTTAACAACATCCAATCAGGTGAGCCATCATATGGTGCTGGCTTCTGCTGTATTGTCTGGTTATAGTTTCCTCCCCCTGCTGTACATACAAATGTCTGGTTATTATATGTAATTACATCCCCTTTGTAATAAGTTAAAGTTGCACTAAATCCACTCTTAAACGCTAGTCCTGTCTGCATATACTCAAACGATGATGTAGCATCTTTTGGAGTCGAAGTATTAGTAGCGTTTAAATCTGCAATACATATAAAAGTTGAGCCATCATACTCAACAACGTCATCTTTTTCGTATGCCGTTTGCGTAGTCCAAGTACCCTTCCAAGTAAACTTGAGTTTTCCTAAATCAATTTGTGCCATAATTAAAGTAGTTCAAGAATTAAATGCCCATTACTGTTAATGGAAAACTTAGGAGCATTTGGAGCCGTAGTGGATAAAACATCTTCGCCTAAAAAATAGGCATGACTGCCTCCATTTTGTACGAAATCCTCTGCTTTGTAAATAGCTGTTTCGTTAGCTAAATTATAGACCATCCTTAAAGTTGCGTCAGCCAGCTTTTGAAAACCTACAAATACTGATCTACGAGCTA